ATGATTATACTGGAAATTTAGATAGAGAATCTTTTTTTCTAAAAAATGTATGGGGCTATAATCCTATAAACTTTTTTGCCTTAACAAAAAAATATTCTTCTTCAAATGATAAAAATTCTGCTGATGAAATCAAAGAATTTAAAAAATTGGTTTCATTTCTCCATAAAAATGGTATAGAAGTCATTTTAGATGTTGTTTATAATCATACAGCTGAAGGTGGCTCTGGTGGTAAAGTATACAATTTTAAAGCTATGGATGAAAATACTTTTTATACAAAAAGTAAAAATAATATTTTTGTTAATTTTTCAGGATGTGGAAATACTTTAAATTGTAATCATAAAGTTGTTAAAGATATGATTATTCAATCTTTATTATATTGGTATTTAGAAACAGGTGTTGATGGTTTTCGTTTTGATTTAGCTCCTGTCTTAGGTAGAGACTCTAACAGTCAATGGGCTAACCATTCATTACTTCATGAATTAATAGAACACCCTATATTATCTCATGCAAAATTGATTGCAGAAAGTTGGGATTTGGGTGGATACTTTGTTGGAGCTATGCCAAGTGGCTGGTCTGAATGGAATGGAGCATACAGAGATACAGTCAGACAATTTATAAGAGGAGATTTCAATCAAGTTCCCGAACTTATTAAAAGAATTTTTGGTAGTGTAGATATTTTTCATGCTAATAAAAATGGTTATCAATCAAGTATAAACTTTATTTGCTGTCATGATGGTTTTACTATGTGGGATTTGGTTAGTTACAATTTAAAACATAATCTTTTAAATGGAGAAAATAATCAAGATGGAGAAAATAATAACCACTCATATAATCATGGTGAGGAAGGATTAACTCATAATGCTCAAATTATTTCTTTGAGAAAACAGCAAATTAAAAATATGCTTCTTATTCTATATATCTCACAAGGTATTCCAATGTTACTTATGGGAGATGAAATGGGAAGAACTCAACTTGGTAATAATAATGCTTATTGTCAAGATAATGCTACAACTTGGGTTGATTGGGATAGAAAAAAAGAATTTGAAGATGTTTTTCTTTTTACTAAAAATATGATAAAGTTAAGAAAATCTTATTCTATTTTTAAAAAAGAAATTCCATTGATTGAAGATGAAGAAGTTATTTTACATGGTATAAAATTGTATCAACCAGATTTAAGTTATCATTCACTTTCTATTGCTTTTCAACTAAAAGATATAGAAACTGACACTGATTTTTATATAGCTTTTAACTCATATAGTGAGCAATTATGTTTTGAATTACCTAAACTTGAGAATAAATCTTGGTATCTTTTAACTGATACTTCAAAAGTTGATAGCTGTTCTTTTGAAGAAATTAAGTGGAACGATTCTTCTTACTGTGTACTTTCAAAATCATCAGTAATTTTAATATCTAAATAAAGTGGTTGTTTATTAAATAATATTGATAAAATCAGATAGAAACAATGGGAGTTATTTTTTTACAATTTAATTTTAATAAGAAAAGTTTATTACTTCAATTTTTTTTAAAAAGAGGCTGTTGCAAATCAAACTATTGAAATGAAAATAAAAAATATTTTTAATTCATCTCAAATACTATGAAAAACCTATATTTCAAAAAGTGAGTGGTGTTAGTTGTGGTGTTATTAGGTATTTGATAATAAGCAATAATCCAATCTTTAAATAACAAAAAACCTCTCTTAAATTTATCAGGAGAGGTTAATTTTTTATGATAAAAGTTTCATAGTTTCTTCTAGGTCATCTAATTCTTTGTGAGTATAAATAGACTTTGTTAAATTAACATCTGTATGCCCAATCATTGTTGTCAAAGCTACATCATTTGCTCCGACTTTATTCATCATACTAGCAAATGTATGACGTGTATCATGTGGAGTATGAGGTGTTCCTAGCTCTTTCATTAATTTAATCATATTATTTCTAAAAGTTTCATAGCTTGCTTTTTTATTTTCTTTCCAGGTATAAAGGTACTCTTTTTTCTCAGCTAAAAAGAAATCAATGATAGGTTTTATCCTATTGTGAATTGGGACAGGTCTTATTCCAGCCTCAGTTTTTGCTTCTCTTACATAGATAAAATTATTCAGTATATCATTTTTAGTAAGAGATAAAAATTCATCAATCCTCATACCAGTATAAATCATAACACAAAGAGCTTTTGCTATTCTGTTATCCAATGTAAAAAGATTGTCTATTTCTGCCTTTTTAAATGGAATAATTTCCTTTACTTTTATTTTTTTCTTTAAGATTAAAAGTGTTGCATAGTTTTTATCTACAATTTCATACCTCATACCATACTGATACATTAGTGATAGTACAGCTCTCACTGATTCTTGAATTTGTCTAGTTCTTATTTCATTAAAGAACTCTTGAAGTTCCAAAGTCTTTAATTCTGAGAACACTTTATTTTTAATTTTTGAAATATAAGCAGTATAAGCACTCTCATAGTGTTCCATTGTAGTTTCTTTCACTCTTTCTCTATGTTCTACTATCCATCTATCATAAACATCTTTTACAGTTAATTTCTTTAAAAAGAATCCTTCTTTTTGCTTAGCATACTCGTATAAAGCCATATCTGCTTCTGACTCTTTTCTAAAATATCCTAGACTTTTTCGGATTGGTACACCTTCTAATGAAAAACCAATAGTAACTAAGGCTTTGTACGGATTCTTTAAATTTCTACCTTTTACTTTATATACAGTACCCATTCCATTAGCTCTTCTTCTTGCCATTAAAAAATCACACTCCTTTCAATTTGCATAACAAAATCAAGTGTGATATAATCTAAATTAATAAGATATAGAAGAGTACCACACTCTTAAAGCCTTTTAGTTATTGGTAGCAACTAAGGGGCTTTTTTGTTTATTTATATCCTTTTTTACAAGGCGTATATCCCCTAGCTTCTGCCTCTGCTCTTTCAATAGGAATTATCTTTTTAGCTCTAGCTAAACCAGGACAATTTTTGCTTGGATGATACTTTTTACCAGTTGGTGTAATATAGACTATTTCTGCTAAAACTCCAACTGACAAAATTAAAAATAAAATTGCAATAAATTTTTTCATAAATAATACTCTCCCTTTTTATTTTAAATTTTTAAAATATATAAGTTGTTAAAATAGGTTTGGATCAAAATCTCTAAAAGGTCCTACTTTTAAATTTGTAATACTTTGATAAAATTTTAATTCTAAAATAGTGTTTCTAGGGTAATAATACAACTTTGAAATATGTTCGCATATAAAAACAGATGGCATGAAATTTATATCGAAAATGGTTGAAATTTCATCTGGTTTAACTATATTAAATCCTTTGTTGTATTCTTTAATTTTAGCAATTAACGGAAATGGAGCCAATATATGCTTAGCATAAGTATTAGCTTCTTTCTCCATTGGGTGTTCTCCATTATTATAATGTATAAGATTATAATCTGTTCTTTTTAAGTGCTCTTGCTTAACATGTCCTAACTCATGAGCTATAGTCCATCTAATAGTTGCAGGATCATCCAGATTGTTATATGCTATTAAATATATGTCTTTTTTTAAATCATATATGGTGAATCCATGTCCAGAACCATATATATCTACAATTTCATCAAAAGTTAATTGGAAAATTTTTTGAAATTTTGAATAACTCATTAGTGTTATATTCTCATGTTTTTTTATTATATTTTTAATATTAATAGGAATTTCTCCATCAGAATAATCTATTAAAGTTTCATAGGCTAATTGCTCAGCTTTTTTATAATCAGGATTGTAATCATATATCATCTATAATTATTCCTCCTCATCAAAATTTTCAATATTATCAAAAGTAATTTCCATTAATTTTTGTAACCTTTCCAATTCTACTTCAGTCATCTTTTTAGCATTTCTTGCTACCCATCTAAATCTAGGAGATTCTACTTTTGTAGTTTCTTCTTCATTCGGCTTTTCTTCCCACCCCATCAAGTAAGCTGGTGTTGTTTTTAAAACAGCAGCTAATTCTTTTACTTTTGATAAAGGGAGATCAGTAATTCCAACCTCTATCTTATGAATAGATGTTTTTGATTTGTAATTCATTTTTTCAGCTAATTCTTCTTGCGAAAGATTTAATTCTTCTCTTTTTAATTTAACCTTTTCACCAAGTGTCATAAATTTTACCTCCTAGCTTTTATTAATTGAATTATATAACATTAGTCACTAAAAAGCAACTTTTTTTTATTTTTTTTAAAAAATATGTTGACTTTTAGAGAACGCCATGTTATATTATGTTAGACACTTAAAGTAAACAAAAAAGAAAGGAGGTTTCTTATGATCGAAACAGAGTTATTAAAGAAAAAAATTGAAGAGAGTGGATATCGTTTTAACTGGATTGCTAAACAACTAAATTTAAGTCCTTTTGGGATGAGAAAAAAATTAAATGGAGAAAATGAATTTAAGGTTTCAGAAGTTAAAAAAATATCTGAACTTTTAAATCTTAATAAAAAAGAAAGAGAGAAAATATTTTTTTAAACTTTTTAGACACTTAAAGTAAACAAAAAAAGGAGGGCTATGGAAGAAAATAAAATTTTAGAAAATGAAAAAAAGGTTGAAATAACTTGTAAGCACATTGGCAATATTAAAAAAGTAGAAATAGAGAGTAAAAGAATGGGAGATGTAAAAATAGACTCTATTTCAATAACATTTAAAGAAACAGAGTCTGAGGAAATCTAATTTGTAGAAGATATTCAGTAATAAGTGAGGAGGATAAATGAAATTTTTTATAAGAAGTATAGTTATACCTTGTATCACTTCATTAATAACATTTTATTTGATAACAAAATTTATAAACTAAAAAAGATTATAAGTTTTAGTTATCCAGTAAGTTAATAGAGTGGTAATAACTGAAACAATTATAGGGCAGAAAATATTTTGAAGAATTGATTTAAAAAAATCTTGTCTAAATTCTTTTCTTTTATTAATTGATTCACGAATATAATTTTGGATAAATGCCTTACCTAAATCGGTTAAATAATATATTTCAAGTTTATTTGTATATGAACCTCCATGTTCGTCCTTTATGTGTTCATATATAGATTTTATGTAACTTGTATTCTCAATAGGAATTTTTAATCCAAATTGTAAATTTTTATATTCAGGTTCTTCTAAATAACTTATTCTAAAAGAAGTAGAAAATTTACTTTCAGGAAAAGACATTTAAAATAACTATCTTTTGTATACTTTGCCAAATTTATTAATAAACTTAAGAATTTCAATATCAATTTCTTCTAACATAAAATAAACACCTCACAAATAATTTTTATTAAATTATAACATAGTGGAGGAAATAAAAGGAGTGTGGTATATGCAAGATTTATATTTTATAAACAAATCAACAAGAATTATATTTGGACTTGCAGAACTTGAAAGTAAAGCTCAACTAGATTTACTAGGGATAGACCAAAGCTATTACCTTAATAGACAAAAAGCTGAAAAATGGTACACAGAAACAAAAAGAAAAATAGCTGGTAGTAAGCATCCAAAGTTGGAAATAGCTTTTGAAAATTTAGAAAAACTTTATAAGGGAATGATTAGAAAATAGGGAGGAATAATGCTAGATATAAAGAAAATAGGAGAAAATTTTTACTTAGTTAACAGTGAATATACTGCAAGTAGTTTTAATGAAGCAGTAATAATTGCCAATACTGGCAGGAAAATAAAAGGATTTGAAGTGGAATGTATAGAGGTATCATTTTGGAAAAACTTAAAAAATAAACTTAACTATCCCTTCAAAATCTTAGAAAGCTGGATGTAAGGAGAAAAAGAAATGAAAAAATTTAAGGAACTAAGAAAGAAAAAAGAATTAATAGCACATTTAAAAGGTGGGTTTTCAAGAAGTTATTGTAGTGGAGGAGCTTCCAAAATAGTTGGAGTTGTAAAAGTAAAAAATGGAAAAACAAATATTAAAGGTAAAAATGCTGGTAGCTTTATATTGCTATATGGCTTAGCTGGACAATTAAGTAAAAATTATAAATTTAACAATTTAAGGTAGGTAGGCTTATGGAAAAGAACAGTTATACAGTAGAGGAAGCAGCTAACAAAATGGGTTGTACTCTACAAGCAGTTAGAGAACAAATTAAGGCTAGTAAGATTCCAGGATGTACTTGTATAAGAAAAGGTAAAAACTGGACTTATTATATCCCAAAACTAGCACTAGATAATTACTTAAAAGGTGCTAATGGAGTAGATATAGAAAGTATAAAAGAGGCAGTAAAAATAGCTTTTAAAGAAGTAATTGAAGAAATGACAGAAAAAGAAATAGAAAGGAGGCTAGCAACAAATTGAAGAAATTAGCAATAGTTTTAGCAGCAATACTGGCTATAAACAAAAGAAAAACATCTGAACCAGGCGACCAAACCAAATCAGATGTTCAAAACAAATAGGGTAGGTATTACTCTACTTACCCTTGATTTTACACTAAAAATTTAAAAATATCAAGGAGGAATTTATGTTAGTTTATGTATCACACCCAAATACTGGGGAAGAAGATAAAAAAATAGTTGAGGATTTTATAAAAGAAAACTTAAAAAAATATAAAGATATAACATTCATATCACCAATTCATACATTGGATTGGCAATATGATGAAAATACTCAACCCTCAAAAAAAATGAATGATCATGTTGAGTTATTATCAAAGTGTGATGTCATTGTTATGAAAACATTGAAAGATGTTATGCACTATCCAGAATGTTTACTAGAAGCAGGATACGCAAAAGGAAAAGGTATTTCTTTTGTAGTGTGGGACGAATTTGATAAGTACATGAAAAGATTTGATGATGATTTTGAAGATGATGAGGACTAGGTGATAGATATGTTAAAAGCAAAATTTATAGACAAAATACTGGAAGTTATGCAAGAAGAGGCAGATAGAATTTGGATAGATGACAAGGAAGTAACAGTATGTTTTAAAGATAGCAAAGATGTAGAAGGTAATGCAGAAATACTTAAACATATCTATACTTTAAAGCTAAATGAAGCAGTTGGAGAATACAGAATTTCTATTGACTATGAATTAAAAACAATAGAAATACATAGAGGTACTAAGTTTGTATGCCTAAGAAATTTCAATAGCTGCAATGGAAAAGTTTGGACCACTATTTTAGAAGATTTAAAAAAAGATAAGGTGAAAAATAATGGGAATTAATGTAAATCAATTTTATAAAAACATAGATTGTCCAAGAGAATTTGTTTGTGCTCATTGTGGGGCAAGAGTGTATGTTACAGATATAAAAGATAAGAGAGTAAAATACTGCTCTGCTGCTTGTGAGAAGCAATATTGGAGAGAAAAAAGTAAAGCTGATGCAGCATATAAAAAGAGAAGTAGAGAAAAGGTTATTGGTATGAGGAATTACAGCGCTAAAGATATGGCTATTAAATTATACAGAGAGAAAAAAGAAGCTGAGGAAACTGAAAATATAGGAGGGAAAAAATGAGTAATACTTTATTAGATTTAAATACAAAGCTATTTGAACAAATGGATAAATTGAGTAAAGAAGATATAACTCCAGAAGAATTAGAAAAAGAAATAGCCAGAAGCGAGTCTATGATAAAGATAGCAAATGTAATTATAAGTAATGGAGATTTGGCTTTGAGAGCTGCTAAATTTAAAGATGATATGATGAATGCCGATAATAAACTACCTAAGATGTTAGAGGGTTAGCTTATGAAAAAATACACAGATGACATTATAAATTTTCTAAGGGAAATTGCTCCTGGAAAAACTTATAAAGAAATAGTTGAAATATTTAATAAAAAATATGATTTAGAGATGACAGTAAAAAAGTTAAGTAGTCTTCTTGGTAGAAAAAAAATAAAAACAGGAACTACTGGATGTTTTAGAAAAGGTTTTATTCCGTGGAATAAAGGAAAGAAAGGGTATGTGGGAGCTAACAAGACATCTTTCAAAAAAGGTAATAAGCCAAAGAATTGGAGACCTGTTGGAAGTGAAAGAATTGATGATGAAGGTTATACACTGATAAAAGTTTCCAATGAAGGTGGTATGTTGAAGAGATGGGCTCTGAAACATAGAGTTGTATGGGAACAACATCACAAGAAGAAGATTCCAAAAGGCTCTGTGATTATCTTTGCAGATGGTAATAAAAACAATTTAAGTATTGATAATCTGCTATGTGTTACAAGAGAAGAATTAAAGGTATTAAATAGGTGCAGATTAATAAGTTCTGTTCCTGAGCTAACTAAAACAGGCTTAAATGTTGCTAAGTTAAAAATTAAGTTGGCAGAATTAAGAAAGGAGAAAAAAGGTTGAATATAAGAGAATATTTGTCTTTGAATAGAAATAAAATTGTTTTAGCTTTTGATAAAGAAGATATAAAAGATTTATTAAAGTTTAAAGAAATGGCTAAAAATGAAACTATGAAAGGAATAATAGTATCTGGAAAATATATAGGGTTTACAGATACATATAGATTGTTTGCAGTAGAAGATACTGATAAAGAAAGAAAAGGTACAGATACGGCAAATCTATATTCTATAACTTTATTAAATGAATTATTTAAAGCAGAAACAATAGCAATATTAAATAATGGTAAATTAGTCATTCAAATAGGAACTGAAATAACAGAATATGAAGCTCTAAACAAAAAAGCATTAAATATAAAAAAAGTTATTGAAAGCTATGAATATACAACATTTTTAAAATCTAGTGTTGTAAATAAAACTACAACAGATATAGTTTGGAAAATGCTAAAACTAACAAAATTTGATACAAGAAAATATTTTATTTTTAAAGACAACAAAGTAAGAGTTGAAGCTTATCCAAATGAGGACTCAACATTAATACTAAATGACTTGTTTGAATATAACAAAGATAATTTAGATATTAAATTTAACTTAAACGTTAAATACATTGATTTATGGCTAAAATACATAAAAAATGAATTTTTTAATATAAGTTTAAGTACATCTAATAGTGCTATTAAATTTAGTAATTGCAACATAACTTATATAGTTATGCCAATGAGAGTTTTATAAAAAATGGAGGAAGAACATGTTTATATTACCAAAGAAAAAAGAAAAGAGAATTGCTGGAAGACTTACTGAGGTAGTAAGGGTTAGACATTCAACACTTGAGTATATTGATGAAATGGTTGAAGAAAGTGGTTTATCAAGACAAGAAATAATAGATAGAGCAATTAGATATGCTTATGATGATTTAGAATGGGAGGAAGAATAATGAAATTATATGAAATAACAAAGGAAATGAGAGCTTTAGATGAATTATTTCTAAGTTGTATAGATGAAGAAACAGGAGAAGTAAAAGATGATGGTGTAATTGATATTTTAGAGCAAGAACTAAAAATACAATTACAAACAAAAGGTGCAGGTATAATTAAGTCTTTTAAAAACTCTGAGGCAATGTTGAATGGAGTTGATGAAGAAATAAAAAGGCTTCAAGCTTTAAAAAAATCTATTTCTAATCAAATAAATAGTAGAAAAGAATACATAGTTAGAAATATGGAAATAATGGGAATTACTAAAATAGAAACTGAACTTGGAAATTTAAGTTTAAGAAAATCAAAGTCAGTAAATATATATGATGAAAGCTTAATAGATAAGAAGTTTATTGAAATAGAAACAAAAGAAAAAATCTCAAAAACTGAAATTAAAAAAGCTATTGAAGCTGGAGAAAATGTTCAAGGTGCAAATATAGTAGAAAAGAATAGTTTAAATATAAAGTAAGGGGGATAAATGAACAAGATAATTTTTATAGATACAGAAACAGGTGGAGTTAATCCAGAAAAATCTGCACTAATACAGCTTTCAGGAATAATAAGAATTGATAAAAAAGATGTAGAAAAATTTAATTTTTACATAAAACCTTTTGAAAATTCAGAAGTAAATGAAAAAGCTTTAGAAGTTCAAGGAAGAACATTAGATGAATTAAAAGCAGAAAAATATATTGAGGAAAAAGAAGTTTATAAACAATTTATAAATCTTCTTGATAAATATATAGATAAATATGATAAAACAGATAAATTCATTGTTGCTGGATATAACGTAAGATTTGATGTTGATATATTAAAAGCATTATTTCAAAGACATGGAAATAATTTCTTATTTAGCTATTTAGATTCTTCTATGTTAGATCCTTTATACTCAATTAGATTATTACAAATTGCTGGAATATTACCAGTTTTAGAAAATAATAAACTTGAAACTTGGTGTAAACATTTTGGAATTGAGTTAAAAGCTCACGATAGTTTAGAAGATATAGTAGCAACAAAGAAACTTATAGGAAAATTAATTTCATTAATTAGGAAGTGATAAATATGGCAAATATGATAATGATTCTTGGAGAAAGTGGAACAGGAAAGTCTACAAGCATTGAGAATTTAAATGAAAAGGAAACATTTATTATTCAAGCTGTTGATAAACCTTTACCATTTAAAGGGTATAAAAAGAAATATCCTTTAAGAAGTAAAGAAAATCCAACAGGAAATAGGTTTATAAGTGATAGACCTGAGGTAATTATAAAAATTCTTAGCACTTTAAATAAAGAGAATGAAATCAAAAATATTATTATAGATGATTCTCAATACATAATGGCTAATGAATTTATGAGAAGAGCCAAAGAAAAAGGTTATGAAAAATTTACTGAGATAGGGCAAAACTTCTATAACTTAGTAGATAAAGCTAATGCTATGAGAGAAGATATAAATATAATCTTTTTACAACATATAGAAGTTACAGATGATGGAAGAAAAAAAGCAAAGACTATTGGTAAATTAATTGATGATAAAGTTGGATTAGAAGGCAGATTTACAATAGTTTTAGCAACAGAAATTGAAGATGGAGTTTATTATTTTAGAACTCAAAATAATGGAAATGATACTTGTAAAAGTCCTAAAGGAATGTTTAATGAATTAAGAATCCCTAATGACTTGAAGTTTGTTATAGAAAAATCAAATGAATATTTTAATTAATTTAAGGAGGAATAAAAATGAGTATTAATTTATGGACAGAAAACGAAGAAGATTTAAGAGAGGAAACAAAAGAACAAAGTACATCTGTAAATAAGAGTGGTGTATATAACTGTACTATTGAGGAAGCATTAATAATAAGTGGTAAAAATGGTTCTCAATCTAAAGGACTTAAATTAGTTTTAAAAACAGATGAAGAACAATATTTTTATCCAGTAGAGTTTTTTATAAAAGCTGATGGAACTGAAAATGAATATGCTAGGAAAAAATTAAATAAATTAACTTATTTATGTAAGTTAAAAAATAAGGACCTAGTTCCAATAGAAAGTCCAAATAAGGTTTTTATTCCAGTCCTTGCAGATAAAAAAATTGGTGTGATAGTAGAAGTTAGTTTAAATGGAGAGTATTTAAGATATAACATCATTGGATATTATGATATTCAAAGTAAAAAAACTGCTGATGAAATTCAAAATAAAAAGAATCCAGAAATATACGAAAGATTCAAAAAGAAATTTGAAAATGCTACTCCTGTTGAAAGACCTAATAACTATC